AGATGGCTGTGCTTGCCAGAGAGACGTCCAAGCCGATGTAGAGATCCATGTCGTTGCCCTTTCTTCACCAAGAGAGTTTGGGGCAAGCCGAACAGACTGACCCCGTCGACACGCGCGACACGTGCCAGGGGCCACGACACCGCAACACATTCAGGATCGCACATCACGGCGTCAGTGATTCGAGCCGCGCCCCANNNNGNCATCCTTTCAGCTTGAAGGTGCGGGCGACGANCTCGCCCCAGGGGCGCGCGGCCGAGGAGCGGCCGGGCTGCGGGTGATGGGGCGCAATCTCGGGCTCGGCCTCGGCCTTGGCGGCGAGGAGCNCGGTGCGCACCGCGTCGAGGCTCGCGTCCTCTTCGAGGAAGCGGCCGGCCATCTGCGGCTGGCCCGCGAGGCGGCAGAGATCGACNACNGCNCGGGCATGCCCGATGGCCTCNGNNCGGATCGNGGCGGGGTCCGGCGGCGCGCCGCTCGGCGGCGGCGAATTGGCTGGTGGCTGAGGCGCGCCGGGGGCGGCCGCCTGCTCGTCGTCGGCATCAGACAGCTGATCGCCTTCAGCGTCGCCGTCGGTCTCCTCGTCCGCTTCGATTTCGGCGCCGTCGGGGTCCGGATCCGCTTCGACAGCCTCGACTAGCACCGGCGGCGCGTTGCGGAAGCGACCAATGTCGAAGCGTGCGGCGATGCGGACAGGCTCGATCAGTCGGTCGGCGAAGCCCTGCGCGACGGCGTCCGATGCGTCGAACCAGGTTTCGGCAGACATGAGCCCAGACACCTCCTCAGTCGTTCGGCCGGATTTCGCGGCGTAGCCCGAGACGAGGCTGCCCTTCACCTTNTCGAGCGCCTCGGCCATNGCGCGCATGTCCTCGGCCGTNCCCATCACGAGGCCGGCTGGATCGTGGATCATCAGGAAGGCGTTCTCGGGCATGACGATCTCGTCGCCCGCCATNGCGATGTAGGAGGCCGCCGAGGCGGCAATGCCGTCGATCCAGACCGTGACCGGGCCCGCGTGCCGTTTCAGCGCGTTGTGGATCGCGACCGCATCGAAGACCGAGCCGCCGGGGCTGTTGAGCCGCAGATCGACCGGCGTGCCCTCGGGCAGTGCGCCCAGTTCNGCCAGAAAACCCTTCGCCGAGACCCCGTAGGCGCCGATCTCGTCATAGATCGCCACTTCCGCACCGGTCCCCCGGGCGCGGATCGCATACCAGCTTGCCATGTCGTCACTCCTGTTCGGTGGCCGGATCGGTCGCCGCGGCGCCGTCGTCCGTGTCGTTGCCGCCGCCTTCGCTCGGGTCCGGCCGCGTCGCGGGCGTCGCGCGGGCGCCTTGCGTCTCTCCGGGGCTCGTGCGGTAGCGCAGGCCGAGCCCCGTCGCGCGCGCGGCGTCGGCCGCGTTCTCGCGGTCCACTTCCTCGATGTCGTAGCCGGTGGCCTCGACCACCTTGCGCCGCGAGGTGATGCCCGCCTCCATCGCCAGCACCTGCGCCTGGATGTCCTTCAGCGGATCGACCCAGTCCCAACGCGGCGGAATCCACTGCACCGACCGCGCCGTCGCGGGATCGGCATCGAGCGCGCCCGAAAGCACCGCCGTCTCCAGCCAGCGCCGCCAGACCGCGCGGCAGAGCTGGTGCACGATCACGCCATGCTGCAGCTGGCCGATGCGGCGACGGAACTCCACGAGCTCCGCCCTGAGGCTCGAGTAATTCGCCTGCCGGACGTCGCCGGTCACCAGGTGATAGGGCAGCCCCAGAGAGGCCGAGACCGCCAGCAGTGTCCGATACTGGAACGCTTCGTAGCCGCCGCCGACATCCGCCGGGGACGAGAACTTCACGTCCTCGCCCGGCAGCAGTACCTGCATGGTGCCCGGCTCGAGGCTCGCGATGGCCGCGCCGTCGAGGTCCGCTTCGGCCTCGCCCATCAAGGGCTCTTCCGGCGCGGTCTTGGTGATGAAGCCCGCGAACATCGCCGCGGTCTTCTTCCGGTCGAGCTCGGCGTCGTCGTACTGGTCGAGCAGGAACAGCCGCACCATCGCCGGCGCGATATGCGGCAGCCCCCGGATCTGGCCCGCGTCGATGGGGCGATAGATGTGCAGCACGTCCGCCGCCGGCACGCGCACCGTCTCCGGGATGACCGCCCCCTGGTCGGTGCTGTCGCCCGGGTGGCGGCGGCGGAAGTGGTAGGCCACGCGGCGGCCGATCCCATCGAACTCGATCCCGCAGCGGATGCGGTTGCCGTTCGCCGCGGTCTCGGTCTTCTCGAAGGGCAGCATCTCGGACTGGAGAAGCTGCAGCTGGAGCGGGACCAGTAGCCTGTCTTCGACCCGACGCGGGCGCATCCGGACGAAGCATTCGCCGGCCACGAACATCTCCCGCGCGACCATGGCCTGCAGGCCGTAGAAGTCCGTCAGCCCGTCCGCGTCGGCCTCGTCTGTCCAGGCGAGCCAGAGCTGCTGGACCCGGTCGCGGAGATCCGCGTCTCCGATGAGCGAGGACGGCTTGATCCCGTCGCCGACAAGGTTCGCGGCGAAGGCCTCGCAGGCGTTGGCGGCATAGCCGTTGGTCACGACCAGCTCGCGGGACCGTGCCAGCAGCCGCGGGCCGCCCGAGGCGACCAGCGCGTTGATGTTCTCGAGCGGCGGGTTCCAGCCGCGCAGCCGACGCTTCGCCATGGCGCCCTCAAGGCGAGCGCGCACGGCAGCGGGGCCGCCGGCGGACCGGCGGCGGAAGCTGTCGAAGAAGCCCATGGGTTCAGAGCCCCTTGGCCGTCGTCACGCGCAGCTGCCGGACGATCCGGCGCCCCTCGGCCGTTGCGATCTCGCGGTCCAGCGCCTCGATGGCCCGGTCGATCTCGGCCACGCTCCGATAGTCCACGGTCTTGCCGTCATAGCTGACCCGCGCCACGCCCGAGGACCGGTGCGCGGTCAGCGCGTCGCGGCGGGTGCGGAGCTCTGCGGCCGTGGTCATCAAATCACCTCATGTAGTTCGAGCGCACCGTGCGCCGGCGCGGCATCGTTCGTGTCGGGACGGACGGCGCCATCGCCGCGCCGTCCGTTGGCCCGTCCTGCTTCGCCACCCCGAGCTGGGCTTCCAGATCAGCCCACCGCGCCTCAGGCCAGCGATCCGCGCCCGCGATCCATGCGGCGGCGCGGGCATAGACGCGCGTATCCAGCGCCTCGTTGCGCTCGCGGAGCTTCTGCCATTCGAGCCGCGCGAAGCCGCGTTTCGTGCGCACGGTGACCAGCTGCTCGGCGGTCAGCTGTTTCAGCCATTCGCCGTCCGCCCAGTCCGGCAGGTGGATCGTGCCGGGCGGGCACAGCGCGCCCGCGGCCTGTTCCTCTCTCGTCGGCCGGTCCTGCCGCAGGAAGCGATAGGTCTCGGCCTTGAAGGTCGAGGTGGCCACGGTCCAGAGCCTCGCCCCGCGCCGCAGCCGCTTGCCGGCAATGGTGGCATCGACATAGGTCGGCCCGGTCACCGGGCTCGTCCGGGTGAACCCCTCGACGCCCTTCACCGGCGCAACCTGCGCGAAACCCACCTGGCGCGACCAGGCATAGACCGCGCTGGTCTCGTAGCCCGTGTCTATCGCGAGCCGTGCCAGCGTCATCCGCTGACTCGAGGCATGCGACCATGTCCGACCCAGTAGATCCGTCAGCTGCTGCCAGCAGGCCGGATCGCCGGGCCCGCCCTCGAGTACGAGGTGGTCCACGAGCCAGCTTTCCAGCCCGCGGCCCCATGCCCAGACGTCGACCTCGATCCGGTCCTTCTGAACGTCCGCTCCGGCCGTCAGGAACAGGCCGCGCTCGGGCACCGTGCCCGGCGTCCATGCCTCGCGCCGGTCGGCCAGCCGCTGCCAGTCGGGCGCTTCGCCGGTCTCCATCCAGGTCTCGCCGAGGATGGTGTTCCGGAACGCCCGCATCGCCTCGTCGCTGCCCCGTGCCGCCTCATGCGCCCGCGCGATCCGCTGCCAGCTGAGCCAGCCTACCGGCGAATAGAGCGCTGAGAGGTGATAGCCGACCGTCGCCGGATCGGCGGCCGTGGCGGTCGCGCGCCACTCGCCGCGCTCGAGCATCCGCGTCTTGTGATGCTCCGCGACGGGCCGTTCGCAGCCCTCGCAGAGATACTCCGCCGTCTCCGGGCGGCCCTTCTGCCAGCGCAGCCGGTCGAACTTCAGCCATTGCGCGTGGCCGCAATGCGGGCACGGCACGAAGAACCGCCGCTGGTCGCTGGCCTCGTATTCCCGCTCGATCCGGCTCAGACCCCGGATTGTGGGGGTCGAGACCAGCAGCACCTTGCGTCGGTGGGCGAAGGTCAGCGACCGGGCCTCGGCCAGCGTGACCGGGTCGCCTTCCTCGTCGGCCGAGGCCGGATAGGCGTCGACCTCGTCGAGGAAGATGTAGCGCGCAGGGGTAGACCGCAGGCCGACCGCCGAGTTCGCGCCCGTCATGATCAGAATGCCGCCCGCGAACTCCTTCGACAGCATGGTGTTGCCCGCGTCGCGCGACCGGGCGGGCTTCACCCGGTCTCGCAGATCGGGGCTCTCGTCGATCAGCGGGTCGATCCGCTGCCGCGAGTTTCGCTTGGCCAGTTCCACCGTCGGCTGGACCGCCAGCATCGGGCCCGGCGCCTGGTGGATGACGAAGCCGATCCAGTTGTTGCCGGCCTCCGTCGC